AAGACATCTTGTATCGTTAATCTTTTTAATCTGTTATCGTTTTGTAAATCAAATGCAAATGTTTTAGTTAATATTGCAAGTGTTTTACCATCTGTTTTAAATCCTAACTCTATTGCTGTACGAGATATTATGTCATATAATTTGTCTTTCATAAGTATTGTTTGCCTTTTTCGTATTCGTTTAATTGTATATCTATTTTAGATAATGTTTGTATTTTGTTTTTGTTTAGTGTATTGCTAGATATATTTGTTTTGTTTCTTCTTTCCCATGTCCTAACACTAGCTTTCCAATCTTTCATCTTGTTTTTACCAACCATCCAATTTTTACTATCATAAAAATCACAAAACGCCTCTGCATCAACGTTATTCTCTCTCTCAATACAATAATTTTTAACTTGTAAAATTGTTGGTCTTTTAAAATATTTATTATTTATTTTTATTTCTTTATTATTATTATTAGTTATTAAGTTATTATAGTCCTTGTTATTAAGAAACTTAACAAGTACTTCTGTATTTATTTTGTAATGCATTTTAGCAGGTATGCCTTTCCTTTTTGTTTCTATAATTTGTAACTCTTTTAAGTGTTGCAAAGCTTTACGTTGTTGGTGTGGACTTAATGTAGTATCGTCTTGTATATTTTTTTCAGTATTAAAAAACCAACCATCCACTAGCAGATGATTGGTCTCAAAATACTGCTCTTTACTAATTAAATCTGCTAAAATGATTGTAGGTTTTAGACCTATTTGTTTAATCAAATTTTTATTTACGATTAGAAATGCAGAACTACTTAATAAATGTTTCATACTTCTATATTTATTGTATGTTCAAATTTATACATTATACCTTTAACCAATTCAATAGTTCTTGTGAATGATTTGTAGTCGCTGTTTATAGTATAATTAAAATGTTTAGATGTAATAAATATTCTAACTTGTATAACATCAACCTCTGGTATATCATGTTTACTTAACTCATGCAAAAATTGTCTTTTAGAAATATGATATTGTTTCTTTTTGTGATATGCATTATAGACTGCATCAAAATAATTTCTATAAAGTGGCCATGTAGCAAAATATATTTTATGTTTCTTTTCATAATGATATATATTTGACCTCGTTCTGTTTACAACCTTAGCAATAGTGGTATAGTGTATCCTTTTCTCAAACCTTGCTATATTACAAGCAATAATTCTTGCTAAGTTTATATTTTGTTTCCTAGAATCGTTATATAAATCCATTTTGTTCAATCCACAAATTTTTGTAGTAATATCACAAATATTTAGAAACTCATCCTCATCTGTAATTGCAATTTTTTTCATAATTAAAATTCAGAGAATGCAGAGTTAGATAAAGAATGAGGAACATTACCATGTTTTTTACCACTTATTATCCATGTAGTAAATATTTCTGCTGTATCAATTACCTCATTAGGAGAACATTTACTAGAATCACAATAAGCAGTGGCGTTATATAATCCTACTTGCCTTGCAATAACAAGTTCTTTTCTGTTATCCTTAGCTTCCCAATCTTGTTTAGTCATTTTATCATCTTTTTTAAGATAATTGTTAAACTCTTCACGCATTGGACTAACTGACTTTGCTTTAGTATATTCGTGTTGTCCTAAATCACCTGTAAACTCGTATGTTAATTCATAACCTACTTCTTGTTTTTTTGTTTTACCTATGTCTAATTTATCGCCATTATCCATAATTAGTTTGTGATATAGAATATTGTATTTACCAAATGGTTCGCCAACGCTTACCACTTCTTTTATTTTTGCTGTTTTCATGTTAATTAATTTAAATTTTCCTACTATTAAAGGCGTAGGTTTACCTTATAATTATTACTAAAGGTTTAGGATTGCTTTCGTACATTTCCATATAGAATTCTCTTTTCTCACTATTTTGCAAATCATACTCATAAACACCTCTGCTTTCCCAATTTTGTTTAGCAGTGTATTGTGCAATTTCCTTTTCTGTACCTATAAGTCTTACATAATTTGCAGAGCCAATATCATTATAATACTCGTTGGTAAGTGCATCCTGTCTTTGTACACCAACTTGGACACCTTGCTTAAGTAAATAATCCTCTGCTATAACCATTAAATCATCCATAGCTCCTGTATTAATTTAGTAACTAGGTAACCTAATAGAAATATAAACGTAAACATCACAAACTTATAGTCGTATTTATGCATAAATCTGTGAAATTTATTTTTGTAAAATGTTTCTATACGATAAACAGGTTTAGAAAAAGTATGATTACTATTTGCTCTAAAGAACCTGTCAAGTTCGTCTGTTGTAAGATTTTTGGCAACCACATTGCCTGTATCTTTGTGATATATATTGTGTAATGTTTCCATAATTGTTTTTATTTTAATTGTTTTTATGTTGAATTTTACCAATAGCGTTTATAAGTGCAAAATATAATTTAGTATCTAATTGCTCTAGTGTTATGGTAATTTGATTATCTGGTAATTGTGAAATAAGTACGCGTAACGCTTTAATTTCTCTATCTGTTAATTGTAATTGTTTAGTTTTCATAATTATTGTATTTGTTTGTTTATATGTGTAAATATAAAAAGATAGTATTGTTCCTGCAACTTATTTACAAGTATCTGTATAGTAGTTGCTAACAATATAAAGTTAGAATTGTTGTATAATAAATGATTCATCATCAATAGCCCAATAAAATGTTGCATCCATAATAGCTTCCTCATCTGGATATTTCTCTTGGTCGTAGTCTAGCCAAAACTCTGCTATATTATCATATTCTGTATATTCACAACACAATGCAATAGGGTCAAATTCCATTTCCTGTCCTGTGGATTCCTCATATTCCTCACAAATTTCCCATAGTGCCTGTAATCCTTGCTCCGAGAAATTGTTTGGTCTGTTTTTATAAAACCAATCTCTAAATTGGTAGTAGTTTACGTTTGTTTTCATAATTATTGTTTTTATTTGTTAATTATTTATTTATTTATGTTAAGAGCAGTTTCTAAATTTGCCTTTGCAATTAAAAAACTTTGTAATTGTACTTGTATGTCTTTCTTGTCAGACTCTGAAAATAGCTTATTGTCAGAGGCTAAATCAAATTGACAATTATCTATCCAAATTTGTAATTGTTTTATTGTTTGTGTTATTGTTAAATTTTCCATTTTTTTTGTTTTTGTTTGTTAATTATTGTACAAATATAAACATAATCCATATATCCTGCAACTATAAACAACTTTCTGTTTAGTATTTATTAACAGATATCTTGTTAGCAAGTAAATACAAAGTACATTTTTTTCTTTACAGAACTACTTATATATTTGTCCAATAATAACAAAACATTACATTATGAATATATTTTATTTACATAAAAATCCTATCATTGCACCATCATTCTTATACAACAAGCACGTGGTCAAAATGATATTAGAAACTGCACAGATGCTTTGTACTGCACATCATCATTACGCAGATAAACACAATTATGACAAATCATATATACCTTACAAACCTGCTTATGTCAATCATCCTAGTACAAAATGGGCTAGGCATAATGCAAAAACTTACAAGTGGTTATATGATTATTTCGTATCTATCAACATAGAGTATTACGATAGATATGGCAAAATTCATACAACTTATGTCAAATGCAGAAAAGCACTTGCTAATATTCCTGTTGGTATTCCTAGTGGAAAATTTATACAACCACCACAATGTATGCCAGATGAGTACAAAACAGATTGTAGCTTAGATGCTTATTGGAATTATTATATTGGTGCCAAACAGCATATTGCTAACAAGAACGAAAATATTATTACAGAGGCATTAGTAAATTAATTGGTATTTGACCATTGTTAAGTATAACGCCAACACCTATAGCAGGTTTCTTACCATACTTAGCATAAGCCATTGCATAACTATCGTGGTCTATACCACAACCAACTTGCATACCAAAAACTCTAAATCTTTTGCCTACATAGTGTTCACAATATGCTTGTGTATGTAGATGGCCTTGTACTGTATTCATCATATCAGCACGACATTTTGTACGAGCAGTTCCACCCTCGCCATGTATATACTGTACACCATCTAATTCTAAGCGTTCCACGAAGTTCCAATTAGGCACCTCGAGAACCTCTTTATATGTTCTTATCCATTTGCTAGGTATAGAACTTGTTTGTGCCTTACGCATACACATTCTATCATGGTTGCCAAGTATAACTGTTGCATTTGGAAACGCTTTGTACCAACGACTTATCCGAGATATTGCTAACTCTAACTCATCTGCACCACCTAAACCATCTGCATCTGTCTCATGATAACTACTATAGTGGTTGTCTATAATGTCTCCTATAAATATAATATCTGTAATAAAAAACTTTTCTTTTTGTTCAATACAAAAATCTAAGTATTTATCTAGACAGAATGGTTCATGCAAATCACCAATACATAGAACATTTCTACTATTGGAACGTACATATTTTAAAGCTTTTATTTCTTGTTTTTTTAAGCGATATCTATTGGATAGCACCTTTGCCTAAATCTGCTACACCTTGTGCGCCTGTTAAAGTAACTAATGCCCAAAATATCTCGCTTACTGCATCTTCAGAAACTCCTAGTGCTCTTGCAACTGCAGGAATTACTATTGCTGCGATGGTAAACCAGACCTTTTTAGATTTTAGTATTGTTAAAATTAAATATTCTTTCATTTTTATTTATTTAAATTAATAATCGTATGTCCATATCACTCCTAAATCTTTGTTAAAGTCTAAATCACAATGAATAAAATTTTTTCCTAATCCTATCCTAGTAAATCCTACTTCTAACAAAGCGCTCATAATAAGAAATCTTTCTCTATTGTTTGTGTAAAATATATCTGCTGCTAAACCTTTTAGATGAGAACTACCTACTCTGCCACCAACTTTTTTATTCCATTCTTCTGTTCTATATCCACTTGTTATACGAAATGGTATATTTGCTATGCCTCTTGCTTTATCTAGTAACTGTATAAAAGTTCCATCCATATCCTTTCCACTCTCTGGTTTATCTGGACTATCAAACTCAGAAAATTTAAAATATTTTAGATACATTAATTATATTTTGTGAATTTATATATTGTGAATGTTATAGCTAAGACAAGAGATACGAATGTAAGTATCTCATTAACTTGTGCCATACTTAATCCTATGGCACTAACGTTTGCTAGTCCTACTTGTGCTGTGTCTTTTATCTCGTTCATTTCTTAAATAGCATTTTAGTGCCTTTTCATTTTTTGGCTTTGGTTTATATCCTACTTTCCTCATCTACTTATATCTGCAGTTAGGAAATCATCTAATGTTATTTTACCTGGTCTTTCATCCATTTTTTCTAAGTTTATTCCACTATAGAATGCAGTTTTATCAGGTTGTACATCTGCGCCACTAGAGGTAGAATATTCTGGAAATAGGCTATTGTTATGTCTTAGATAATCAATTAGTCTCTCTGTATAGAACTCTGCTGTGTTTCTAACTTCTTCTCTTAAGTCAAGTGCCTCATCTCTAGATAATGGTGTACTATTCTCTGCGTTCTTTTGGACTATGTTATTGTTCATAATCTTATATCGCAGAAAAGGAATGCACTCAAAGAAACTCCAATGCACCAATGTGTCTTGTATATAATCCTCTACAAGTGTTTGGTAATTACCTGTTAATGATGAGCCAGATATGTCGTTTTGTAATTTTTCAAATAGGTCAGTTCCTAAAACGCGTTCAATATGTTTTTTCTGTGCTACTTTTAGATATGGTAATAAAAACTCTACATCCACGTTTCCTGTGATTGCAGTAGAATCTTTTAACTTATTTTCTGATATGAATAAAACGTAACTCATCTTGCTTATCTTTTATTTACAAATCCTTGGTTAGGCATATCTATTGGCGCAACAGATACTTCTTGTGCATTTCTAGGTAATTTAACTCCTCTACTTTTTGCTTGTGTTGATGTTATAACCTCATCACTATTTTTTGGTCTATTTCCTTTTTGTACAAGTATAATTCTAAACCATTTATGGTAGCAGTTGGCGCCTCCTTTGTATTTCCAGATTGAGTATTTGTCAGAGCCACCTCTTCCCCATCCTGGATTAACTGCTCTTTTTCCCATCTCTAGAATATCTTCTTTTCTATATATTTTATTAGCTGCTAACATTTTTCTGCAAAATTCTCTTTCACCTGTCTTTTTACCTGCATATCTATATCTTACTCTATAAATGTGGTCTTTATATTTCTCTTGGTTTGTAGTTTGGTCTTGTCCACTTTTTCTATTTGGATATGCACTACCTGTACTTGCTAATTGGATATGGTTTGCGTTAAGTTCGTTCTCAAAATTAAAATCTTCCATTTCGTCGCCTGTATCCTCTTCATTTATAATTTCCCACGAATCATCCATTTCTTCTCCAAACTCTGCTAAGAACGCATCTAATTCTGTTTTTTGCGTACAAGAATCATCACATTCCTCTAAATTTTTATCACAACCACAGTTTTTGCTTAGTTTTGTTGCACAATCTCCATCACAAGTATCTAAATTCTTTTCACAATTACAATCTTTGCTTAAATTGGTAATTTGGTCATGGTTAGCACATGGCATATATACAGTCTTACCATTATATTCATGTTCATGGTATCCACTACAACCTAACTCCTCTGCTTTTGCAATAGCTTCTTCTTTACTATCATATACAGGCATACCATCTATCTCTGCTACCTTTTCTAACTCTTCTTCTTCTGCCACTACCTCGTTCTCCTGTAATGGTGCAAGACCAATCATTTCTCTTATTTCGTCTTGTGTCATTACTTCTTTCATATCTTCTACACCAAACACACTTGCTATAGGTTGTACTTGTTTTATAGATATAGGTAGGTTAATGTTATTTATTGCTAGTATTTTAGTAATTATTTTTAGTATATGTTCTTGGTAAGGTTTTATAACAGTAGATTGGTATATCTCAAAGGCTTGCATTAATTCATCACGTCCACCGAGTTGTCCTTCTGTTTTTACTCCTAATAACATTGGACTTGTAACTCTATGTCCAATCATTATATTTTGTGTTAGTAATTCTTGTAAAGCAACATATTGCTTATCTGCGTTGCTCATACTAATTGGAGTTATCTCTGCCGCTCTATCTTTGCTGTCAGAAAAAGATAAAACAAAACGTCCACTTGCTTTTTCTCCTGTGAACTTCTTTTCTATACTTCTTTCTATTTGTAAACGTTCCTCTTGTGTTGGTATTCCATTGTTAAAGTTTATGAAATAACTACCCGAGAATCCATTTTGTATATTATTTAGATGAAACTCGCTGACTTTTTGGTCAATAAGTGCCCAATTACAACAAGAACTATAATCCGGAGTATAATACATTTCCATATTTGGACTATATAGACCAGTATAGAGTATCTGACTAGGACTTGTCCTATCGTTCATACTAAATGCAGGTATTTCCTGTGGTTTATTTTTTCTTGTATTTTTCCAATCTGCGCTTATATAATATCTATCCACTCTGCCCATTTCGTTTGGTAATCCTACTCTAAGTCTTTCTACAGGTATATGATATATCTCGCTTATTTCTGTTCTGTCTTTACTCCATATAATATTTAATGCAAAACCACCTTGGAGTTTAAAGTCAAAGGCGCATTTTTTTATAACCTCATGTAGTGTTTCATTACTATTTGCTTTTGCTATGAATTTTTGTAGTTTAACATATGCTTCTAAGTTGTCTGTTTCTTCAGCCACTATCTCTTGACCTGCTATCATTTCGCTTGTTGCATTTATGATTGCTGCATGTGTAGAACTATTATAATATAAATCTATAAGAAATTGAGGATATAAATTTCTAAATTCATCTGTACCATACTCTATATAATCTTTACCTCTAATTTCCTGTATAATAGGAGCAGTAGATGTTTCTAAGTTTATGTTAATTAGGTTTTCCATTATTCTGCTGTTGTCCAATTAGAACCTTTTAGTTCTTCTAATATTTCTGCGTGTGTGTAAGTATCTACATCATTTAGAAACAAAGGAGTTTCTCCTTCCCACTTAGCTATAAATAATAAACCATCATTAGATGTTCTTATTGTTTCTCTACTAGACTCTAAAACTTTACTAAAATCAAATACTGGGTTACCCTCAGCATCTACTTCGTCTAATAATTCTATGTCACATATTGCGTATTTTCTCATAATTTTAATTTTTAACTTGGTACGTCATTTGTTATATTTGATTCTGCCATGTTTTGCATTAATCCTGCAACA